AACACTAAGCAAGATCCAATGCCAAAGACTAAAGCAGGTATGATGTCTGCTGCGGTTGGCGCAATGCAAGGTATGTCCAAAGAAAAACTCGGCGGTGTGTTAAGCACTCTAATGCAGAGCACAGACGAAGAAGCTTTCGATGGTGAACCAATTGCAGAAGATAAAGTAGAACTTGACTATAAGGCAGACTTTGGTGAAGATCTAACAGCGTTGGTGAACGAAGAAGCTACACTGAGCGATGAGTTCAAAGCAAAAGCAGAAACAATCTTTGAAGCAGCTATTAAGTCAAAGCTGTCAGAAGAGATTGATCGTCTCGAAACTAAGTACGAAGAAGAGCTAGCTGAGGAAGTATCCTCAACAAAAGCCGATCTCGTCGAAAAGGTCGACAATTACCTAAACTACGTAGTTGAACAGTGGATGGAGGACAACAAAGTTGCCGTCACTACTGGTCTACGCACTGAGATTGCAGAAAAATTCATGAACAATTTGAAAGACTTGTTCACGGAATCTTATATCGAAGTACCGGAAGCTAAGGTTGATTTAGTTGACGAACTTGCTGCAGCAAACGCAGAGCTTGAAGAAGCTCATGATAAAGCCATTGCACGTACAATGGAAATGCAAGAAGAGTTAGAAGTCCTTAAGCGTGATGCAATCATCGCTGAAGCGGCTGAAGGCTTGGCTGCTACTCAAGTTGAAAAACTTAAAAAATTAGCTGAGGATGTTGACTTTGAAAGTGCAGAAACTTTCGCAGAAAAAGTAAACACAATCAAAGAATCATACTTCACTAAGAAAACCACTGAAGCCGCTGACATTGAAGAAGAAGTATCTGAAGACGGTGCAAACGTCGTCGAAGCTACAACAGACACAATGGCTCAGTATCTTTCAGCAATTCAAAAAACAAACAAATAATTGGGAGTCCAATAAATGAATACTAATTTTTCATCTTACGATAAGTTGATCGAAAAATGGGCACCGGTACTGAACGAAGAATCAGCGGGTTCCATTAAAGATCATCACCGTAAAGCAGTTACAGCTGCTATCCTAGAAAACCAGGAGATCGCTTTTAACGAAGAAGCTATGCTTACAGAAGCTGCTCCTACAAACAACACAACAAATGCGGCTAACTGGAATCCAGTATTAATCGCGCTTGTACGACGTGCTATGCCTAACCTAATGGCATACGACATGTGTGGTGTTCAGCCAATGTCAGGCCCAACAGGCTTGATCTTCGCAATGAAGTCAACATACGAAACAACCAAAGCTGGTGTTTCAGCAGGCGATGAAGCATTCTTCAACGAAGCTGCAGTTGGTTTCTCAGGCGATTCTGCTACAACTGGTAACGGTGCAGCTGGTCCATCAGGTCTAGTTGGTGTAACAGACGGTAACGCTGACTCATCAATCGACAACGAGCGTTCTGGCCCATATGCTGGCGATGCGTACGATACAGCCGAAGCTGAAGCTCTTGGCTCAACTGGCGGTGAAGCATTTGCTGAAATGGGTTTTACCATTGAAAAAGCAACTGTGACTGCAAAATCACGTGCGTTGAAAGCAGAATACAGCTTAGAATTAGCACAAGACTTGAAAGCGATTCATGGTCTTGACGCTGAAACTGAGTTGGCAAATATTCTTTCAACAGAAATCATGTCAGAAATCAACCGTGAAGTAATCCGTACAGTTAACTCACAAGCTAAAACTGGTGCAGGCACTGGTAACACAGCTGTTAACGGTATCTTCAATCTACAAACAGATGCCGATGGCCGCTGGTCAGTAGAGAAGTTCAAAGGTTTGATCCTACAGATTGAACGTGAAGCTAACGTAATTGCAAAAGAGACACGTAGAGGTAAAGGTAACTTTATGATCTGTTCTTCTGACGTTGCTTCTGCTCTTGCAGCTTCAGGCATGTTGGACTACGCTCCAGCTATGTCAACAAATCTACAAGTTGACGACACAGGCAACACATTCGCCGGTGTTCTTAACGGTCGTATGAGAGTATACATTGATCCATATGCTGTAGGTAACTACATCACTGTGGGTTATAAAGGTACTAACCCATATGACGCAGGTCTGTTCTACTGCCCATACGTACCACTAACTATGGTCCGTGCAGTTGGGGAAGATACATTCCAGCCAAAAATCGGTTTCAAAACTCGATACGGCATGGTGTCAAACCCATTCGTAGGCTCATCACCATCATCTGGTCTTGCAGCAGCGAAATCAAACCAATACTACAGAATCTTCAGAGTAGACGATATTCTAGGTTCTTAATAAAAAAAGTTCTATCTCCACTAAGAGGGCTTCGGCCCTCTTTTTTTTAACTTGCTTTTTGTATAAATAGCAGTATGAGCAACTTAACAGAAAATTTTAATTACTTACAGCCTACTAGTTTTAAGCTAGTTATTGATAGAAAGAACTTTCCTAACCTTGAGTTCTTCTGTCAGCAGGTGACGCATCCAGGATTACTGATACCTTCGGCCGAAGTACCGGTTAGAAGAATGCAATCTATTCCTTTACCTGGAGAGTCATTAACTATTAATGAACTATCGGCTGAAATACTTTTAGATGAAAACATGGAAAGTTATACAGAGATGTATAGTTGGATATTAAGGAATCAACATACGAACCTTGATACACATACAGCCATGCAAAGAAAAGAGAAGCCTCCTACATATGCAGACATAACATTATCTATTCTATCAAGTCATAATAACACGACAGTACAAGTAAGATATGTTGATGCAATGCCTACATCATTAGGAGATATACAATTCTTATCAACAGCAGGCGGACAAGAATTCATAACCTTTCCAGCTACATTTAGGTTCAGTTACTTTGAACTAAAAACAGTTAATGCAACTACAGGATCTATTACAGATTCTTTTAGTGTTACAGGTACGGTAGGACAATAATATGGTATCAAGAAATAGACAACTAGCAGCTTCCATAAAAGATTCGAGTGGTGCATTAGCAGTAGAAAAATTTAATAATTTATTTGATAATACCATAGAACCTGAAACATTAAATTTTGCTGTTGATGTTCGAGGTGCAGGTCAGAATGCTCATTGGTTATGGAGTTGGAATCCAACAACATTACCATATGCTCGAGCTCCTATTACATTATCGAATGAAGGTGAGATACCTTTATATAAAGCAGGTACATATCAACTAGATAACTTTGCTGCATATAATACAAATGGAAATTCTACTCAAACACATTTGATAAAATTAAAATGGATTGAAGAACCAGGCGATGCAAACTTAGTTGATTGGGTTACATATGATAGTAGTAACACAATTGCGTTTGAAGGTGTAACATCAACACCTCAGAAAACACAAAGATTAACGTGGTCAGTTCCTGCCGCGTTTACCCCACCAACATTAAATACCTCCACAGTTCAATATAATGTTGGTGCTACTACTGGCGCGTACGTTTTTTCCGGAAACGCCAGTGGTAATAACACGGAACTAGGTCCTTTATATAGAGGTAATACATACGAATTTTTACTAGATTCTACAACAGCTGGACATCCATTTTATTTGACAACAGATAGTAACGGAGAATATTCAGCAACTAGTTATGGCGGTGAATATACTTCGGGTGTTACAAATTCAAGAGCTCAAGGTAGTTCAGGCACAACTGCAACTATGACATTCGTTGTTCCGGCTGATGCGCCTGACACATTAGATTACCAGTGTGGTAACCACCAAGCAATGAATGGTTCAATAACAATAAAAGATTTAAAAGTAGATTCAAGTGGTAGCGGTGAAACATACTTATATTTTCAACATTCACAAGAACAGCATAAGACTCGTGTAAGAATTAAAGAATCACCTACTATTGTACCACAAATGTGTCTAACATGGAATGGCACAAAAGCAAAGTATGTTCCACAAGATTTACGAAACTACATGGATTTAACTCCATCATTCGTAACTCGAGTAGAAGAGGTAATTGGAGACGCAGCATTAGATTCAGCATACACTGCAGGTCTTATCGACTCCGCATATATTAATGCTAGAGTAAGTGGCGTAGACTCGGCTTCAGTTTCTGCAATCGTAGATTCAGACTACGTAAGTTCTAGAGCTGATGTCACCTCTGTTATAGATTCAGATTATGTAACAGCAAGAGTTGGTAGTACAGAACAACATACTACACTTACTCAAAACTTAACATTATACGTAATGAATGGATCTGCACGATGGTATGCGCCAAGATCACTTACATTACAAAGTATGGCTGCATATGTACAAACTGCACCAACAGGTGCCGGTTTAAATCTTAGAGTAAATAAAAACGGTTCATCTATTGCAACACCTTCTATTGCTGCAGGTGCTACAAGTGGATCATTAACAGGATTAACAGAAACAATGAATGCAGGTGATTACTTAACAGTTGATATCACCCAAGTTGGATCTACAGTAGCAGGTGCCAACTTAAGTTTAGTTATAGTATACAAATAGGAGAATACCAATGGCGTTAAGCGCAGAACACAAATCAGCATTGGCGAGACAATTTGGTTATGACAGCAGCGAGAATATCGTTCTGTACAAAATTGAAAACGCCACTCAGGAAAAAGTAGCAAATAGATTCACCAATTCACATATTAACCATCCGAGATCTTTTGCAACATGGCAAGGTGACTTGTTCACCGGTGTTGTTATATACGAAGATTCGGCAGGAGAGATACAGCTCTCCTCAGATTGCGTAGAGGTAACAGAGTAATGTATTTTAAACTAGTAAGTAACGGCACAAGTTTTGGTGGGCCAAACAACACAAACTATGCATCATATAGGAGATATGTTTTAGAAGATCTTCGTGGCGTGATTATGGGTAGTATCACTTCTACTTCAGGACTTAATACTACTGTGCATAATACATCATCATCAGTAATTACTGGTACACGGCCTTCTACAGGTATCTATCATGAAACAGGTTGTAATAGAAATACTTCATCATCTGCAACCAGTGATGATTATTTTATTCAGTTTTATAAAAGACACCATGGATATCTTCAAGATAATACTAATGCAGATATGCAAAGAGCTGTTCACATTAGGAGCGAAAATACTTATGCCATGACACCTAGGATGGGAACAGATGTAACAAACTCTGTGACAGGTATCAACAATGATTTTCCTAATTCATTGAATGGCTGGTTAGATGCTGGTTCTACTTATGATCCATCAGCTGGTTACACTACTCCTTACTATTGGCATTCGCTTGAAGGAATTCTTAATGATAAAGTTTTTGTTCTTAAATTAAATATGAGTCCATTAGGTAGTAGTTATTCAGATATGATTTTTATTATGGCTGACCAAGAATATCAAGCAAACTATGACAATCATACTCGAGCACAATTTCAATATCACTGTCCTACTGTTGCAATATATCATTCAGAATTTAATTTAGAAAGTAATAACACAGTAGGTTCTACTAGTACTTCCGGTAAACGAGCAGGAAATAATATTGGTAAAGTGCAGAGATTTGGTAGATACTACCCAACAGGAAATAATAGCAGTGATTCCTATACAAGTTCTTATATAATGGGTCAGTACTCAACAAATACTACATATGATAGTTACAATAGTTTATTTCCGCCACCGTGGTATGAAATTCTTGGTAGAACACCAGTTGCAAACGGTAACGCAGGATTTGTAATGCAGCCTCTATTGTATGTGCCACATATAGGTCTACCTGTTACTGCAAATTATTATCATAGTGATTATAAAGAATTCTCTAGACTAATGGGTATATGGAGAACCGGTGACGATACTTTCTACAGTGGTGAACGTGTTACTGATGGCGACGGCAATGCATATAGAGCATTTAGAGCATATAAAGTTGGATCTCCAACATCATCAGACACTGGTTATACTTACAGTTGGGGTTATTCTCAAGAACATTCACGTAGTGCAGTTTATCTATTTCCGGAAGCAGGAACTTAATATATGCCAGTAAGAACGGGTTATACAGATTCAACGTATCACTTAGATACGCCATGGAATCAAGACGGATATGTCAATGATTATATCTATGGCGATTCTTCTCCTGTTCTAGACAATAGTAATGATATTATTTTAATTGAGTCTGATGGAACACTAGATTCTTCTTATAATAATAATCATGTTCTAGACTTTACGAATGATATCTATCTAGTTAAAGCTGCTGACGCAGCTGTAGCAGCACAAGCATCAGCAGACTCTGCAAATACTTTAATAAGCACACTAAGAGTACAACTTGCCAATGCCGAAAGTGGTGGCGGTGGCGCAATACAGACTTGGAGTTCATAATGGCGACAAAGGCAAGATTATTATCACAAACTTTTTCATCAACGCCTACTGGCGATATAAGATTAAAGGGTGAATTTGCAGATAGTGCTGCACCGGAAGCTCCTGAAATATTTACTGGAAGCGCTACTATAGCAGACTCAGCAG